GGTTTTCGCTGTCGGCTCTGCCGGTGCCGGTAAAACCTATGTCCCCGCCCGCTATGCACTCCAGAAGGTGTTGGCCAAGCAGACCGACCGCGTCGTTCTCGCTCGGCCGACCGCCGCTCCGGCGCGCCACAAGCAGGGATTTCTTCCGGGCACGGACGAGCAGAAGATGAAGCCGTGGCTGGTTCCTTTCTTCGACGCCTTCCGTGACGGTGCAAGTCCGTCCGAACTGGAAAAGCTCCAGAACGAAAAGCGGATCGAGAACATGCCGTTCGAGCGTATGCGCGGACGCACGATCAAGAACGCCACCTGCATCTTGGACGAGGCGCAGAACTGCACGTTCGAGGACTTGGAACTGTTCATCACCCGCATCGGCGAGGGTGCTCAGTTCGTGATCTGCGGCGACGTGGATCAGGATCAAGACCTCGGCTATGACCAGTCCGGCCTTGCGACGATTATCCAGATGGTCCTCGATCAGGGGATCGATGTTGGCCTCGTGATCTTCGATGAGAATGATGTCGTGCGCTCCGAAGAAGCCGCCAAGTGGGTGAAGGCCTTCAAGACGTACCGAAAGACCAAGGGGATCAGTTTCCTCGCCAAAGCGGCTTGAGCCGTCTGTCAAGAAAAAATTGACGCAGGCCCGCATGGAATTTACTATGCGGGCCTGCATCTATTCAGGAGACCACCATGGCTTTCGCCTTCATTGTAGAAGACGGCACGATCGTCCCGAACGCGAACAGCTTTGTTTCCGTGGAGGACGCCGACGATATCCTTGCCATCGACTTTCGGCAAAATGCGATCTGGACGCTGCTCGACCAGACGGATAAGGAACTGTCGCTGGCCGCAGCCACACGCTATCTCGATGAGAATTACCAGTGGTTCGGCTGTCAGGTCGAACCGCGCGTCCAGTCGCTGTCGTGGCCCCGCAAGGGTATGCGCGACAAGGAAGGCAACTGCATCGCCGAAGGCGTCATTCCCGAAGAGTTGAAAAACGCGACCTGCTATCTCGCTGTCTGGCTCCGCACCAACAATGGTCAGGAAGCTATGGACTCCGAAGGCATCAAGCGCTTCCGTTCGGAAGAACTCGAAATCGAATTCCAAGCCGGGTTCGGCGGTCGGGTCGCTCCGGAGTTTCTGTCGCGCCTGCTCATCTGCTTTGGATGGGGACCGAACGATCGCGGCTTCAAGCCGATCATCCGGAAGTAACGGTCATGATGGGATCGCTTGCACGAACATTGATGAACCGCGCGATCGCGATCGCTGGCGACGGCACCAAGGACGTGTCGATCAGCCTGCTCCTCGGTTCGACTTACGACCCGGCCACCGGCACCTACACCGCCGACGAAGACATTCGGATGATCGGTCGCGCCGTGATGGGGATGATCTCCGAATCGGAGGTCAATAAATATCGCCTGACCAACACGACCCATAAGGCGGTCATCGCCATGGTCGCCTACGAGTCGGCCGGAAATCCACCGCTGCCCGATCCACAGGACAAAATCCTGATCGATGGAAAGCAGTGGCTTATCGACAAGGTGCAGGTCGGATCGATGAATCAGTCGATCGCCTTCTATGTCTGCGAGGCCTGAATGGGGTATCGCTCGAACATTCCGCAGGTGATCTCCCGCATGCAGCGCATCCCGGCGAAGATCGAGAAGCGCATGATCCAGTTGGTGACGCGAGCGATCCTGCGTGTCGATGAAGGAGTCCATGAAAAGACGCCCGTCTGGTCAGGCCTCGCAATTCGCAACATGATCTGGACGAAGTCCCGGCCGAACAGCCGTGAGTTCGATGAGATCAAGTCCGGCGAGGTTACCGACGAAGGACGACGCGCCGCCAACGCCGCAGCCGCTCGCCAAACGAGAGACGGCATCCTGAAAGGGATCAAACCGTTCGGCGTCTGGTATCTCTCCAATGCGTCGAAGCACATTTTCGAACTGGAAGCCGGGATGCTTCCGTCGCCAGAAAGAACCCGCGTCCCGTCAGGCGGTATGTTCGGCTTGACCTTCGCCGAAGTTCGCAACAGTATCGGAACCTGATATGTATGATTTCACGGAAGATTTCCGCGCCATGTCCGAGACCCTGTTCCAGTCGGAATTCGGAATCCTGTATCCGACGATCAAGGTCCAGTGGGACGACATTCCCTTCGATCAACCGAAAGACCGCTGGGTGGCGTTCACCGTCAATCAGAATCCGGCCAAGCAGGCGACGATCGGCAACAGGTTCATTGTTCGAACGACCGGATACATCCAGATCGATGTGATGGTCGCGGGCGAGAAGGGTAAGCTCGTGGAGGCCAAGAAGATCGCCGAAGCAGCGGCCGACATCTTCGCCTATCGCAAATTCAAAGGCGCGCAGATCACCTTGTCCTGCCAAGAGAAGCACGTCACGGTTGCTCCGACTGCCGGATCGTTCCGCCGTGTCATGGCCCGTGTCTTCTTCTACTATGACGGCGAGCGTCCGCTGATCCCGATGGCGACGATTCCCTGAGTCACAGGAGTGAGCCACTGTCAAGAATTTCTTGACGCTATATAGGCTATCATCTAACATTCCTGTCATTGAGCAGGATGGGTGGGACCCGTCCATTAATCCCACAAATCCACTCAAGGAGTAGCCTACAATGGCTGGTAATTTCGCCGATTCCAATCGCGCGAGCCTTCGCTATCTCTTGGAGAATGCCAACGCATGGGGCGTAACGCCCGCGACTGGCGCTCCTCGCGAAATGCGTATCACGGGCTCGCAGCTTGCCGCACAGAAGGAAACCGTCACCTCGGACGAGCTTCGCTCCGACCGCATGGTCTCCAACATCGTTGAAGTCGGCGCATCCGCAGAGGGTGAAATCAACTTCGAATTCTCCGCAGGGTCGATTGACGACTTCCTCGCAGCCTTCCTCTATGGCCTGTGGTCCCGTCCGATGTCCTTCGACATCTTCAAGGGCAAGCATGTCGCTGTAGCGTCGGCCACGACCGTCACGATCGCTGGTGACTATTCTGCATATCTCGTCGCCGGACGCGTTGTCAAGCTGGAAGGTTGGAAGACCGCCGCAAACAACACCTATGGCACGATCGTTTCCGCTGTCTTCGCCACGGGCGTCACGACCGTTACGCTTTCGGGTGTTGCGCTGGTTGCCGAACTCGGTTCCGATTATTCGGCCTTGCTCGATGCCAACGACGTACTCGTCCAGTCCACCGGCATCCGCTTCGGCACGTCCGGCGCTGCGACAATTGACTCCGATGGTGACGATGCCTTCGCAACGGCGATCGCCGCTGGTCAGATCGTTGTCGGCCAGAAGCTGCACATCGACGGCCTCGGTCGCGAATCCGGTACGCTGACCTTCACGGGTGCTGCATCGGCCGGACTGCGTGTCCTCATTTCCGATGGTGAAAAGCGCAAGGGCTTCCAGTTCGGCGGCGTGATCCTTCCGGGTTATGTAGCTGTTCTGCCGGGCGCAACGGCCACGGACACGGCTGCGAACCTGACTGCGGCCATCGCACTCGAAACCACGCGTGGCAACCTCAAGATCAAGGCGCTGTCGGCGCTCGGCGTCGTCACCCTGACAAACCTCGCAGGCGAAAGCGGCGGTGCAATCACCGAAGAACTCGATACGGCCAACGAACTGACGGTTGTCGATTTCAACGGCGGCGACGATTCCATTCGCGGCGTGTTCACGGTGACTTCGGCCACCGACGACGTGATCGGACTGTCCCCGGCACCGGCAACCAATGCCAATGCTGGCGCTGCCAAGATCGTCATCAAGGGCTCGATGATCCGCAACCCTTCGCGGGTTCAGGACTTCGTGCGTCAGTCGTTCACGGTCGAAACCTCCTTCGAGGACGTTGATCGTCACTTCGTCGGCACCGGCCTTCGTGTCGGCCAGTTCGACCTCGAAATCAACTCCGGTGAAATCTCCACCGGCTCGATCCAGATGATGGGCCGTGCAATGGAACGCCGCCTTTCGAACACGTCCCTGCTGCGCAATGCGCCGTACACGCCGAAGGATGCACCGTCGCACGAAATCATGAATGCGACCTCGAACGTCGGCGAGCTTTCGCTGGACGGTCGTTCGGACCTCGCATTTATCCAGTCGATCTCGATCTCCGGTGACGCATCGCTGCGCGAGCAGCGCGCGGTCGGCCACAAGTACGCAGTCGGCATCGGCGTCGGCCGCTTCCAGTTGACCGGCAGCTTCTCGGCTTACTTCGAGACCGGCGAACTGTTCGACAAGTTCGTGAACCACGACACGCTCAAGCTTGGGTTCTTCTACTACGACCTCGGCTCGAACCGTTACGATTTCACGATCCCCGCAATCAAGCTCACCTCCGACCCGGTCGCCCCCGAAGGCATCGATCAGGACGTGGTCGAGAACATCGAGTGGGAAGCACAGCGCGACCCGGCCACCGCCTGCATGATGCAGGTCGATCGGTTCTCCTCGACCTTGGGCTTCATGGCATAATTGTCAAGTAAATCTTGACAGAGAGTAGTGGAAGGGGCTCCGGCCCCGACCAAACCACCCCGACTGGCAAAGGCGCAAGTTTGCGCGCGCAACGGAGATCGCAGGAGTCGGGCCTGCGGTCTCCACCCTCTACCCCCGAAACCGACAATCCCCGAAGGAATACAGTAATGGCAAAGTTCTCCAGCGTTTACGCACACGACAAGACGGCAGCAGAAGAAGGTGTCTGGGCACCGATCGGACACGGTATCCGTGTCAAGGTCCGCTCCTTCGAGAGCGCTCACACCAAGGCGCTCCGCACCAAGTTGCAGGAACCCCACAAGGCGATCCTGCGCCTCGGCAAGGACATTCCCGAAGACGACGCCAACGAGATCAACATCAAGCTCGTTGCGCACTCTTCGCTGATCGACTGGAACCTGACCGAAGGCACGGGTGAATTCGACGCCGCAGGCCTCGAAATGGAACGTGCAATTCCGTTCAACGCCGACCTTGCGGAGCAGATGCTGCGCGAAGAGCCGCGCTTCTCCCGTGACGTGATCGCCGTGCTGATCGCCGACGAGACGTTCAAGAAGCGCGAGCGCGAGCTTGACGCAAAAAACTCCTAAGCTGGCTGTCGAAGCAATTCGACACGCCAGCCCCACAGGAGAAGAAGGCAAAGAACTCTGCCTTCGTAAATGAAATGCAGGCCAAGTTGCGAAAGCGACGTGGCCTGCCACCTCTCGAAACGCGAGAGGAACTACAGGAAGAAATCGAGACCGCCGACGATCTTCCTGCCCACCTTCTCTGGATTTGGCAGGCTTTCGCAATCCTATCCAGAACCCGCGTTGTCAATCAGACAGGCCCGCAGCCCATCACCCTCCAAGAACTGGATGCCTACTGCTCGCTTGAGCAGATCACCACGGAGTGGGAGCGCCGGGAACTCATCAACCTCATTACTGTCCTCGACATCGAATGGCTCAAGGTCTCCCACGCGGCGATCAACAAGTCGAGAGAGGACGCGAAAAAACAGGCGGAGAAGGACGCGAAGAACCGCACACGTAAGGGAAGACGATAATGTCCGAAGGCTATAACATCAAGATTGGTGTTGACTCCCGCTCAGGTGAGCAGGGGGTTAAGTCCTTCACGACTGCCCTTAACGCCAGCCTCAAGGCCCTGCGGGAGTTCGACTCGCGGGCCACGAATGCTTTCAAGGCCCTCGATAATTTCGGCAAGATCAACGTCGCTGGCCTGAACAAGTCGATGAAGCAGGTCGGCAATGCAGTCGGCGAACTCAACAAGATCAAGGTCAACAAGGCTGTGGTGGGCAACCTCCAGCAGTTGAGCCGTGCTCTGTCGGGCATTCGCTTTACCGGCGCAGACAGCCTCAAGAAACTCCCGGAATCGTTGAAGGGGCTGAATAGTCTCAAGATCAATCCGAATACCGTAACTGCCTTGAACGCACTCAAGGCGGCGACGAAGGGTTTCTCCGGTCCGCCGAAGTCGATCGGCGAATGGCCTAAATTCCTCAACAAGATCGGCACGGTCAAGCTTACGCCGTCGCTGTCGAAGAACCTGTCCGGTTTGAAAACTGCGATGAAGGGCTTCGTCGGCCCGTCGCGGTCGGCGATGAACCTGCCTCTCTTCTTGAAGCAGATCGCCTCCCATAAAGTTCCCCCGGCACTGGCCAAGCAGCTTACCTTGCTGCGCACCGCCCTGACCGGCTTCACCGGCCCCTCCGCGCGCGCCGGGTCGAACCTCGCCGCCCTGCTGAATGCCATGAAGGGCGCGAGCGCACAACAGATCAATGCGATCTCCGCCGCGCTCATGCGGCTCAACGGATTGTCCATCAATGTCGGCCGGGCGCTGGGAGGCGTCGGCAGTCGCGGTGCGGGAAGCATGAACTCGTTCACACGGGCGACGAATTCCGCCAGCAACGCCATGCGCAACCTTTATCAGCAGTCGCACATGACCAGCACGGTCATGGGTGCGCTCCAGTCGGCCGTTGGCGGACTGTCCTTGATCGGCTTTGCCAAGAGCGTCTACGAGACGGGCGCAGCATGGCAGTCCCTGACCCGTACCCTCGGATCGGTTGCCGCATCCTCGGAAGAGGTCACCGGCCAGTTGCAGTTCATCAATGATCTGACGACCCGCATGCCGATCTCGATCGAAGCGGCGGCAACCTCTTATCGCAAGTTCGCGGTTGCGGCGCGCCTGTCGGGCATGTCGGTCGCCGAGACGCAGGGCGTCTTCGAAGACTTCTCTACTGGTTTCTCTGCCATGGGCCTTTCTGCTGAATCGCAGAAGTATGCGTTCATTGCACTTGAGCAGATTATCAGTAAAGGCCAAGTACAAATGGAAGAACTCAAGACTCAGTTGGGTGACCATTTGCCGGGTGCCGTACAAATTCTTGCACAGAGCATGGATGTTCCTGTCGCTAAACTTATGAAGATGATCGAAGCTGGTGAAGTTACTTCCGAAGCGATCGTCAAGATGGGTAAGAACGTCAAGACGCAGTTCGGTGAAGCGGCTGCTGCTGCTGTCAATTCTACTCAGGGCCAGTTTGTTGCTTTGGAGAATGCGTGGACGCGCTTCAAGAAGATCATCTTCGATAACAATTTCGACAGCGCCCTCGGTGCGATGGCAAACCGCCTTGCGGCGATCCTCGATTCCGACATGGCAAAGCAGTTTGCGGCCGACATCGGACGCGCCTTCGAGCGCGCTTTCCGGGCGATTTCGGTTGTCGCAAAGCTGCTCGCCGACAACAAGGATGTCGTGATTGGTTTCTTCAAGGCGTTCGCGGGCTGGACGGCCCTGACGGCGACTGTCGGCATCCTGCGCCTGATGTCAGCCCCGCTGATGATCCTTGCGCCGTTGCTGGGACTGGTTGCTACCGGGTTTGGTGCTGTCGGTACTGCTATTGTCGGATTGGCAACCGGCCGCGCGATCACAGGTATCGCCGATCTCGCCAAGTCTTTCGGTAAGCTGGCCGGTAAGGTCATGCTCGGCTTCACCTCCGTTGTTCTCTTGGCGGCGGCGATTGACGCCGTGTTCAATGACGGTCGTGCCACCAAGGCATTGGTAAGCGGCATCGGATCGGCGTTTGATTATATCGGCAAGCAGATGGGCTCGTTTGGAACCACCCTTTCCGAAGGGCTTGGCGGAGCCTATGACAGCGCGATCGACTCTGCACAGAAGTTTGCGGAAGAGCAGGCAAAGATCGCCAACAACAACATGATCTTCGGCGACACGATGGAGCGCAATGCGGAACGTGACGCGAAGATGGCGGCTGACAAGCTCAAGGCGCTGTCTACCGAAGAGGCCAAGTTGTGGGAAAAGCTGAACCCGATCGGCGCAGCCAACGAAGAATATAAGACGCAGCTTGACCTTCTGGATAAGATCGCTGAGAAGCGCAACCTGACCGACGAGCAGAAGGCCGGATTCCGCCGCGTTCTCGACGCACAGACCTTGGACGACCGTGACCCGTTGGCCTCCGGTTTGAAGGACTTGCAGGAAGAACTCGACGCGATGAAGGCCAAGACCGGCGAGCAGCGCGCGATCAACGACGCCAAGAAGTTTGAACTCGACATGCTCAAGAAGGGCATCGCCCTGTCGAAGGCACAAAGCGATGCGATGGTCGAGTATTACAAGGGCATCGCCAAGATGAACGGCGAAATCGGAAACGGTTTCGAGCGCTGGTCGGCAGGCATTGGTGACTTCAACGATTCGATGAACGAAGCTGTCAAGGATGGCATCGGCGGATTGTCCGACGAGGTCGCCAACTTCGTCACCGGAGCCGACGCTGACTTCGCCAAGCTCGGTCAGTCCATCTTGCGTTCGTTCGCGAAGATCGCCCTCGACAGCATGTTCAAGGACGTTCTCGCAGCGATGGGCATGGATGGCGAGAAGAATGGAGCCAAGCAGGCCGGGGACGCTCTGTCGAAGGTTGGCGAACTCCAGAAGCAGATCAACGCGCAGATGGTTGAGGTCTATGCCTCCAGCGTCAATGTCAACGGTGCGCCGCTGACGGACGGCCTGACCCCGTTCACGCCGCAGCCGGTGATCCCGGTCGAGCGTAAGGCGCTGCCGGACATTCCGGGCACGAAGGTCATGGACCCGAACGAGTACGCCGATTCCCCCCTTGGCAAGCGGGGACGGGAACTGATCAACGGCGACCAGCCGACAAAGCCGATCGAGACGAGTCAGACTCCGCAGATCGT